AACTCAGCCTTACATTGCTTTTCTTAACTCAGACATAACATTATCTAAAGGCTGGGACGAGGCTCTTATAAATGACCTCAAGCACTGCACCATCTCTTGTCCCTATGAAAAAAGAGGTGGAAAGCTATACGGGGTTGATCCCTTAATTGCTTCCTGTCAGGCTGGGATGATTAAGGGTATGTGCTTCATGATTAAGTCCTCTGATGTTAAAGATTTATTCCCAATCCCCTCTCAACTTTTCCACTTTTGTGGAGATAACTATCTAGCTTGGAAAGCAAAAAGAATGGAGGGGGTTAACTTAACCGTTAATGCAACGATTACACATGCTGTTACGGCTTCGGGGAGGCTGGTTGATCGCCAAACTTATAATCATTTAACCATTCGGGACGTACTTGAGTTCGAAAAGCTCTCAAAACTCAATTTTGATCCTATTTTGCGCAACCTATACTTCCAAATTGGAATAAAGTACCGTTTTTAAGCTATTAGAAGGTCTTTACCTCTGGATAAAACCCCCTAATTTGCACTCTAATACTATGAGTGCTATATTTATCTGCAATGGATCTGACCCAAATATCTCCTAAAGAGTATAAGAAGCTACAATCGACTTTCGAGCAGATGAAACAAAGGGCTTCGGAGGACCCTGTTTATTTCTTCGACACTTTTTTATACACCTTCAACCCTAAACAGGAACCATTCCATTTAAGGTTCAAAACCTTTCCGTTTCAAAAAAGACTAATCCGAGACTTAGTTAAGTCTATTAGGGACGGAGAGGATATCTTTATCGACAAGTGTCGTGAGATGGGTGTCACTTACACAATCTTAGGAGTATTCATTTGGTTCTGGCTTTTTGAGCCAGCCTCTAACTTTCTTATTGGTTCTCGCAAAGAAGATTATGTTGATAACCGCCGAGGCGGGGTGACTGGTAATAAAGAGGAGTCTTTGTTTGGAAAGATTGATTATATGATTAGCCGTCTTCCATCATTTATGCTCCCAGAAGGATTTAACCAAGATCGTCACTTTAATTACATGAGTCTTATTAACCCTGAGAATGGAAACGCCATTGGCGGTGAGTCTTCCAACCCCAACTTTAGTCGTGGTGGTCGTCAAAGAGCAATCTTCCTAGACGAGTTTGCTTTCTGGGACTTTGGTGAGGCTGTTTGGGGATCAACCGCTGATACTACTAATTGTCGAATTGTTGCCACCACTCCTGGTATTAAGCCGTCCAAAGCCAAGCGTCTCCGGTTTGGCAAAGACGGTGAGAAGATCAAGGTTATTACTCTTACCTATAACCTTGATCCCCGCAAGGGTAAAAAATGGCTTGAAGATCAGCGCTCTCGCCGCTCAACCGAGGACTTTAACCGCGAAATCATGATTAACTGGGATCTTTCTATTACTGGTAGAGTTTACCCAGAGATTGAGAACGCTGCTTATGGAGATTTCCCGTTTCTCGCCAATCAACCACTTTATTGTTCTGGAGACTATGGTCTTGACGGGACTTGTTTCCTTTTCTGGCAACAGAACCCAGCTAATGGTAAGTGGCGTTTAATTGATGCTTATACTAATGAGGGTCAGATTATCCAGTTCTACTTCCCTTTGTTTGGCAAACCAATGGATTCTAAGTTTACCTACACTGATGACGACATTAAGGCGATTAACGAAATAAGCCAGTATCCCAAGGCAATTCATTTTGGTGACGCTGATGTCCGAAAGAAATCATTTATCAAAAGTAGCTCTACCTTGGACGAACTGGCAAAAATTGGAATTTATGTTCAGTCATCAACTAAAAATGACTTTTTAACTAGGCGAGACATAACCAAGGCTTATCTTAGTAAGGGAATTGAAGTAAACGCCAACCCTAGAACTGAGTATGTATTGGAATGTTTTAAGATGTATCGCTACCCACAAAGAGCTGAGGACTCGCAAGCAACTACCCCAGTCGTTAAGCCGATCCATGATTTCACTTCACACCCAAGCACAGCTATGGAGTATCTCTTTCTTAATGTAGATACGTTTAAGGATGTTTCTCAGGAAGAACCAAGTTGGACGAAAAAAACAAGAAGTTGGCTGACAAGTCGGTCTAGCCTAAAAAGGAGGCTCTAATATGGATGTTAGAACAAGAGATGCGGTTCGACGAATGGATCAAAAAATGATTACTCTCATGGATGAGGTTGAGTCCATTAGGAGTGATCTGGAAATTCTCAAGAAACTAACTAGAGCAATTAAAGATTCTGTTACAAGGAAATATGAGAAATCGAAAGGTTGATTTATCCATCATTTGCACCAACTATAATAAGCCAGAGGAACAGCTTATTGAGTGTATGGACTCAATTAAGCAACAAACCATTGACCCCTTAGAAGTCATCTTGGTGGATGACTGCTCTGATAATCCACATGCTCATGCGATGGCTACCTCAATTATCCTTCCAAAGAACGTCGGCGTGGCTAAGGCTAGGGACATTGGGGTGAAAATGAGTAGAGGGAAGCTGCTTTTATTTGTTGATGCAGATGATAAATTAGCTCCTGATTATATTCAGCAGATGACCAAGCAGATTGTTAAAGCTGACATCGCTTATCCCAATTTGCTGATGTTTGATTATGTTGCTAAGAACACTTTGAGGGAGGCTCCAGGTCGTTTAAGTGCTAAGCACTTACTAGATAAAACCTGCGAGATACCAGTGACTTCCATGATGCACAGGAAGGTTTATGAGGCTCTTGGAGGGTTTAAGGAAATGCCGATGTATGAAGATTGGGAGTTTTGGATTCGGGCTATGGCTGAGGGCTTTACTTTTAGAAAAGCCAATACAATTTTGTGGTATAGACAGAATAAAAAATCCAGAAACAAGGCTACCATTCAGGAGAAGACAAAGATTTATACACAAATGATTGCCCCTTATGAGGTGCGTGAAGGGAAAATATGGGTAAAAAGAGGCTAAAAATTGCTAAGGGACTTGGTGATTTTGTACCTGTCTCAGTTAATTTTTCCCAAATAAAGTCAGAGTTTGAAGATAATGATCTTGAGTTTGACCCAGGTGATGACGGACTTCAAAAAAAGAGGCTAGAGGCAAATTTGGAATATGAAGAAATGATAGTCCAGATTCTTTGTAATCTAGATCTTAGAGAGAAGCTCATCTTTGTTTACCAGCTGCTTCGTGATGGCGGATATCAAATAGATCACGGTGCATTTGCCAAGACTGTTCCTATTAGTCGTAGGCAGTATATGCGTGCCTTAGATAATGTCAGAATCAAATCCCTTTTATATATCATGGGGTATAAAAAGGGATCAGGTGATGGCAATGGTCACAAAGGGGAGTAGCCCAAACTAAGATTGTGAATATATGAGTAAAACTGCTGACATTATAAGAAGACGTTTCAGTACGATTAAAGACCTCACCAGTGATGTTTTTGATCGTGTTGAAGTAAACAGAAACCTTTATAAAGGAATCCTCAACGCAGACGATACTTACGAGTGGGATTATTCTTTGGTTGACCCCCATGTTTTCCCTTTGGTTCGAAACTATCTCTCTCGTTCAAACCCAACCATGAGTTCAATTAGGTTGGATGTTAGACGAAATGAAGACAATGAAATTCGCCAGGTGAACCAAGACTTTCTTAACTGGGAGATTGGTGAGCTGATGACAACCTCACTGTTTTATCGTCAGTTTTTTAGCGCCTATATCGCTGGACGTGGATATATTAAGACTGGTTGGGAATATGAAAAGGCAATAGAGGTAACTGAACAAGACGAAGATGGCAAAGTAATACGCACCAAGGTGCTTCGAGATATCGTTAATCGGGCAACTGCTAAGTTTGTACGCTACAACGATATTCTTGTTCCTAATCGAAATAATCCACTTCTAAATGAGCAGCCCTACATCATTGAGCCTATGCAGATTACTGTTGGTGAAATGCTAGACGAGAATGAGGCTCTTGAGGAAAAAGGAGAAAAACCATTCTGGAAAAAGAAGTTCATCAACAAACTAAGGAAGTCTGGTGTCACCAGCAAGTTGCTTGATTATCAAATGGACATGGCCACTGATGCTGATAGTAAAGACGAGCTGGCATTCCGAGCTGCTTACGTATCTATGCTTTGCATGACTACTAAAGATGGCGAGATTTTCTACCTACCTATTGAAGATGACGATGACGTTGTTAATCAGGATACTGAAAGTCGATATTGGGGTGCAAAGATGCACTACCCATACATTGACTTCTGTCCATTCCCAGAAGATGACGAGTATTACTCACTGGCATTAGTTGATGTAGTCGGAGATCTCCAAATTGCCGCTACAGAAATCCTAAATCAAACCCTGACAAACATTCGCCAGATTAACAACGATATGTGGATTGCTGGAACTTCAGCCGCTCAGACTCCGGACTGGCAATTCCGCAAGCGACCAGATGGAATTATCCGTGTTATGGGTGATGTTTCTCAGATTCAACAGATTAGAACCCAAGACAATACCATGCCAGCCCTAAGGATGAGTGAGGCAGTTGGAGTCAAGATTGAGCGTTCTGGCGGCATCTCCTCTCTATATAGTTCAGGCGCTCCAAGTCAGAATATTAACCAGACAGCTCGTGGCGCTCAAATTATTGACCAAAACATCGATACAAATATGAAGATGATTATCGATCTGTTTGGTGAGCAAGTAATCAAACGCCTGGGAGAACACTTCCTGGAGCTAAATGCTCAGTATGTAACCGAGGAACAAACTATCGCTGTAACTGGCAAGCGAGGCGTTAGGGAGTTGGTTCATATTGATCCAGAAAAAGTAAACGCCAACTTCATTGTTAGTGTTAACTCTGAGAAGCTCCAGAAACAATCGCCTGCTTCTCGCCAGGCGAGCTTGCAGAACTCAATTCAAGTTTTACAAAACATTCAGTCTCAATCTCAAGGGGCTGTCCAAATTGACATGACTCCGATTGTTGAGGCTTTAACCGATGCTACACCAGAGCTTGAGAATGTTGAAGACATAGTTATCTCAGTTGATGAAAAGTCTCAGCGAGACATCGCTATGCTCATGCGTGGGCAGATGCCTGAGATTAAAATCAGAGACGCTCATGAAGATCTGGTTACCGCCGCCAATGTTTTCTTTGAGGAAAACCAGGAATTGATGGACGAGGAAATTGCTCAGCTATTTGAAGACTATGTCATGAAGCATCTTCGGTATATGCGCTCTAAGCAAGAAGCTGCTATGATGAGTCAACCTCAAATGCCGACGGGCATGGGTCAAGAGAGCATGGGGGCGGCGATGGGTGGATTTAACCCAGAGATGGGAGAAACTCAAGGACTCCCTGAAAACGATCAGACGTATAACCTAGGGAATATCGTCGGAGGAATGTAAT